TTGCTACCAAAGAAAGGCTCAACCAGTATATAAGTGTCTTTTGATTTACATATTCCGTAACCTCCCCTAGTTTTAGAATCTTGAATTAAGATTAAACCTCTTGTAGTTTCTTTCTTTTCTGTTGTTAATTCTTTTCCATTTACAACCTTAATTTCTTTTAAAGTATTTTCTTTGGTCCTTATCTTGCTACCAAACTTGTTTTGCAATCTAGCCATAAAATCTGTTGCTAGCTCCTTAGCCTTATTATTTCCATAGTAAACTAAACATTCGCAACCATTGGCTTGCTCACTTGCTGCTGCATTAAAGTGAAGTTCCATACAGAACTTATAATCATTCTTATTAAGTTCTTCCAACACTTCAAACATTTCTCTTGTGTAATATTGATTTGGCTTTCTCTCATATACATCTACCATTAATGGAATTTCAGTTTTTATTTTTTCTGCTATTCTTTTCCAATAATCATATTCACTACCAACTATGGTTGAATATGCTCCTTTACTTCTTTTATTATGACCAATAATCAATGCTACTTTCATTTTTATCATCTCCTTTATTTTTTTATATAAAAATTATTAAACTGACCTCGTAATTTGCCATTTAAAGCCATCAAAAAAAGGTAGCTATAATAAAACTACCTTTAATTGATTTAACTCTTTTATTCCCACTTAATAGCTTCTAATTCATTTACTGTTTTAGCTGTTGAAATTTTAAGAGTTATTGCTGTATATTTTTCTTGTGCAGCTGTTCCTCTTAATATCCACATCAAATAAATATTATTTATATCAGTAAATGTTACCTTAGCAACTGAATTATCTTTCAATCTCCAATTTATTGGTAAAGATTTTATAAAAGCCATTAAATTTTTATCTTTTATAGCTTTTTTAATGCCTGTTTTTACTTCTTCTGTAACTTCTATATTCAATATTTTTAATGCTTGTTCTATTAGTCCAGCATCATCTGAGTTACCTGCTATATCTATTGCAGATTTAACTCTTAAAAAATTCAACTCATCATTTGGTCCCATTTGAAATACTTTACCATTGTAATTGTAATCTTCATAAACTTTCTCTAATAAAATATTTTGAAACTTGTGCCTAAAAGTTCTTTTTACCTCTTTCAAATCTATATCCCATTCTTGTCTTACATTATCCCAAGTGTGATATTTACTAGGTTGAGGTATTTTAATCAAGTTTCTATCTTTTATAATTTCTCCTGGTTCTAATTGCACATCAATACCAGCTCTTATTTTTTCTTCTTTTGTCATTTCTCTCAATTTCTCATCTTTATAAATAGGATATTGAAATGTAATGTCAGTTATTATCATATCATTTGTATATCCTTGAAAGTATGATAGAGGATTATTTATAACATTTTCCAAAGACTCAGCATAAACAGAAAAAACTTTATCTGTCTTTTTATAAAAATTAATTGTTTTCATATTAATTTCTCCTTTCAAATTTTTAATACTATTTTTGTTATATTCCATTTCAAATGGACTATTAGATTCTGTATAGATTTTCAAATCTATAAAGAATTTTAGATTTTATTTTGTAGTTTTGAGCATATTTTTATATTTTTTCTTAAACATAAAATCTAAGAATTTTATATAATAACTGCTCAAAATAGCATTTTTAATTATAAAAATCTGAATAAATTTGAAAATCTAATTGGTTTCAAATCAGAAGGTACTTATCAAAATTCTTTTTCTGGAAACTTTAATGAACTAAAAATTTTTACATATCAATCAAGTTCTAATATTGAGAGTGGAAATCAAGTTCATGTAAAATACACAGCTCCCTCAGGTTATGAAATTCTAACTGCTACTATCTTTTGGAAAGATAATGTTCAAATTAATGAGCCAATAGGATTTGATTATGAAAGAGGAAATCAAGATATAACAGTAGTTTATTCAACATCAAGATCTTCTCGTTCTTATGTATTAACTCTTTTTTGTAAAAAAGTATAAAAATCAAATTTTTCTCCATTGTGTAAAAGTAGAATTAGCCCCAGTTATAGCTCTATAAAAAATAATTCCTTTGAAGCTATATAAGATTTGTTGACAATAAGCACCATTCTCTAGGGAATATACAACTAAATAAAAGGCTCTGCCCTCATTATTATTCAATTCAGTTGGGAGTCCTAGAATATTATTACCCCATCCAGATGAAGTATAAAAACCTGATTCTGTAATAGAATTTAGATTTACATTATTAATTTGTGACAAAGTTAATTTTGTTTTTTCCTCTTTAGTTGTATATAAATTTTCCACTGTGGAAAATCTATTTAAATATTCTGAAATTTTTAAGGGTAGAGCTGCAACAAAAGGACAGACACTTGGGACAATTCCTAGTAACTCTAAATTTATAGAAATAATAGGAATAAATTATGCTGATGATAATAATTTTTACTATTTTACTCCAATCATATTAAGAACAGAAATTATAAGAAATAGGGATATTGCATTTACAGTAGGTATAACTTCTGATACAAGAGAATTTGTTTTAAGTTTTAAAAATAATGTAATAACAATTACTCATTCTACTGTTACAAATTCTACAGCTGATAATAATTTTATTGCACAAATTTTATCTGTAAATAGTTAAGTTAAATTGCTCCAACTACTAACATTGTGAAACCACCATTAAAACCTTGTACTTCAATTGAATCCAAATTAGTCCAATTGATTCCAAGAGGTCCAGGTGGAGTTGAGGCAGTATCATTATCTTGGAAAGTTACAAATGGCGATGCTTTATACTTAATTGGAAATTTTATTGTTGTTTTTCCAATCAATTTAGGAGTTTCAACTATTATACTTGTAATTGCTAAATTTCCAACTGTATATACCCTAGCTGTAATATTTGTTACATCTTTTATTTGAGCATAATTATTAAACTCTCTATATGTATAGAAATTTTCCACTATGGAAAATTTCATTAAAGTTAAAAATAATAAAATATTTACAATAGGTAATATTTGCATAGAAACTATAAATTGTACTCCAAATACAGTGGGTATTAGAACTGTAAATGTTGAAAGTGATTTCAAAAATATATTTAGTATATTCCTTACAGGCTACATTACAGAAGGTCAGACAGAAGAACATCTTATGCGACAAGTAGTTCATGATTACTATTCAAAAATAGTAGCAACTAAACAAGTTAAATTGTATGCCTCTGGAAATCAATCTTTAGAATTGACTATCATAGGAACAATTTAATTAAACTTTACTTTACTTGCAGAAAATAAAACTTGGTTATTAATGTCTTCTGAACTTGCTAAAACTATTTCATTTTCGATTTTAATGCTGCATATATTTAGTTTTAAATTCTACCAAGCTATAGTAGGCTATGAATGTGCTAATTAATGCTTTTAGCAGGATAACTTATAGTAAAATAATAAGCCCCTGCATTATCATCTGCTTCAGATTTTGCTAAATTCCCGTTAGCATACAAGAAAAATGTATTAGATTTAGAACTATTTCTATAAGAAGCACTAAAATATAGAGTCTCATTTGGTCTATACTTTTCAGGCAAATTAAAAATAGGTGTGTTAGCTTTATTAAAAAATGCTGTTCCACTGTCAACTATAAGAGTTACCATACCTGCAATTTTATATACTTTTACAAAAGTTGCATTTGGAACGTATAACCTTTCACTTTCAATTCTTGAGAAATTTTCCAATCTCTCAAGAAGTGAGTTGTTATCCAGTGGAACAAAATTAGCAACATTTGCAGAAATATCTTGGTTTTGTTTTAAACATTTATACATCTTTCTAGTATTTCTATCATAGTAAATATAATTAGGATTTTTTACACCCTCATCTTGTATATCACCACCATATCCATAAGCTCCTGCTAATCTTGCTAACATCATTCCCTCTAATGCTTTTCCTTCTTCTGTTCCAAGCTGTACTATACCAGCCTTTTCTCTTGTTGCTCCTTCTTTTATTGTAGATAAGCTAGTATCCATTTCACCTATTTTTTTATCTATCAATTCTGAATTGTGATTAAATACTTCAATATCATAATAATCGCTTCCTTCTGGTTGTGCTAATCTTATATTTTCAGTGTACTTTGCCATTTTATTTATCTCCTTTCATCATAGATATTTTTATGTGTTTTAGTTTTTAACTCATTATTTTTTAAATTTCCTACTTCATTCTGTTTATGATACTTACCTACCACTGCACTATCTTCATATAATCTAGTGTCATAAATTTGTTTGTGAGTTTTTAATTTTAAAGAATTATGCAATAAATAAGCTACCTGGTTATGTGTGTTATATCTAAACTCAATACTAAAATTCAAATGTGCAGGTTTTATAACTTCTATTACTGCCTTAAAGTTTTCAATATTTTTAGGTATTCCAACAATAGAGGTAAACAGTATTTTAAAAGCATAGTTTGAATTATCTTCTACAACCTCAATTTCTCCATTTGTAAAAGTCTTGGCAACTCTTGCTATCATCTCTTTTGTAGTAGTTCCATAACTTCTTAACTTAGAAATTAAATTCTCTCTTCTTTCTTCAATATTGCTTGTTTTATCTCCAACACTTAAACCAAATATTCTTTCCCAAATTGGTAAGGACCAGGTTGCTGTATAAATAAAAAATTGATTTAATACATCTTTTGAGATTAAATCAACTGTATCTAATTCTTTTTCTATTACTTTTTGTAATAAAGTTATTTCTAAAATACCTCTATAATACTTTGGCATATGCCTCATTAGTCTTTTAGCTTCCAACTATATCACCTCTTTTTGTAAAGTGATTGTTGTTAATTTTGGAATCTCCTCAGCTGCTAACTGTACATTTAAAGTTGCATTATTTATCTTTAAATCATCA